CTTTCGCCATTAATTACAGAGTTTACTATTGATCGGGTTTGTGCTGTTGTCTTAATGACACGCGGCGCAGGACTTGTTGCATTACCATTTACACCACTATTGGGCCTGTCTCCAGTAGCGGTAAACGCCCAACATATAGCGTTAGCTTCGTCCCAATTATAACCATAACGTGAGCAGCAATCTTGTGATGATGCAATAGGGTCACCATTAGCATCTTCAAAGTTTACTTCACCATTAACACTAACCGATGCTGGCGTGCCGCTGCAATCTTCAACATCTTCTAAGAACTTAAGCAACTTTACTTTGGTGCTTTCGTAATCACCCACCTTATAATCACTTATCTCAATAATTCTCCAGTAGCTATCTTGTATCCATATCTTATCGCTAAACTGAAAAGTAAGTATGTCTTTAAGGTCAAGTGCAAAGCTTGCCTCCATCATACGCGCATCAGGTGAATACAAAGCATTCATGTAGGTGCGCCAATATTGATTGAATAAGTTGGCGTATGGATTAGTAACAATCGGATGTGGTGGAATTTCAGGAGCCCAATTCAAATCCATATCATCGATGTCAGCAATAACTTGGCTATAATTGTTAAGTACTGATATAGCTTCAAACTTTGGACTGCCAGTACTATCATCCCATAACCGTATGTTATACGTCCCTGCATTGAATAAACATCTAGGACCGGGTGCGCTAAATTCAAGTTGATCAGTAAGAAACATAGGCATGACATAGCCGCTACCCCTAACTACTCCTGAAGGGGTAGAACGCGTAATAAGTGAAATTTTTTGTTCACCTATAGCAAAGTCACTTGAGGTTGTATTTGGATTAATCGTATAACCTACTGCTTCATAATCACCATACACCCTATCTACTGTCTTATACACCTTGCTTATTACATCATCACCCGCCGTGTAGGTAAATTGAAACTTACCTTTTTGAAGTTCCACTGTGCTACCTATTACGATGTCTTTTGTTGTGTCGAGCTTTGATGTCCAGTCTAAAGTATTGCCGCTACCTAGATAGCTATTCTGTGGCACTACGGATACTTTGTTTGGTATTGTCCTATCTGGGACAATCGCACAATTGTGCATCTTGATGACATCCGTCACAAAGTCAATCTGCTTCATATCGGGTGCATTCAAGTTGTAGTATATACTTTGACCAAAAAATAGTTCAGTTTTTTCTATTTCAAACAAAGTACTGTTAAACGTTCCATCACCTGCAAGTACAGTAACAAAACTTGTCCCTGCGGCAAATGTTTGCAATGCTTTTAATTGCACCGTATCACCCGGCTGCAATGCTATGCGAAGATTACAATCTATTACACTGTTGTTACCAGTTGCAATAGTGCCTAGATACATTTCGTTAAATGCCGTGCTACCATTTACGGATAGAGCGATAATGATATCAAGCGGATTCGCTGTATTATTTTGAAATTTTACTATTGCGCGGAATGTAAACCACCCGCCTGCAGGTGAGGTGTATGTATTAGTGCCTGTATTAAAGTCATTGTTGTTATCAAATAACTCAGTGTTGATTGGTATTGTAGTAAACGAATTATTAATGCCTACTGAAGCAGTGTTGTAAGCCCTAAAAAAATATTCATTATACGAGCCTGTTGTAATTAATGATGTTTGATTGCACCACGGCATCCAGTATTCAGTAAGATATCCTTCTAGCGTACCTGCCACAAGTTCAAAGCCAGCCTCTGTTATAATCTTTTCAAACAAATACCACCAATTCAAAGCAGGTGTAAGGTCTGATGCCCATACTGGTGTACTAGCTGTAAGCAATGAACGGGAACCGTCTTCACCACCTTCGCTCCATCTTTGGCCACGATCTAAAATTGTCCAAATGCGGTGAGCTAAAGGTGTTGTTACAAGGTCGTAATTAATTACTTCATTTATTGTAGTTAAATCAGCAATGTCACTTAGCTTTTTTTCTCCGATGTTACGCACCAAATCAGGCGTTTCTGCATAGAACGCTAGCTCAACCTCACTAATGCGATTGCTTTGCTTATACACTTTGCGAACACGCACATAGCCTATGCTAATGGGTAGCGTATCTACACGTATTTCAGCAGGCAGTTTGTAGTGAAAGAAGTTTTCACTACCTGCACTTATGTTGACATCGAATAACGGCCCTAATGCCTCCTGATTATTGGTGCTAAATGGTACACGGAATTCACGACTAAATGCACCCTGTGCGGTAAAGTTGTTGAGGTCTTGAAACTTCCAGTTCTGCGAGATGCTTTCGTTCTCGAATAGGTCCAAGTATGCTTGTGTGCTTATGTCCCATAAGAAGTACCCACCTGCAGCTGCAGTAAAATCAAAATTAAATGGATTTGTTGCGTCAAAGTTTAGGCGTGTTTGCCCGGCCGTTGGTGAATTCTGAACTATTGATAGTATCGTGCAAGCTTGCGTATCACCATTAGCGTTTACTAGGGTAACCGTTTGATTGTCTAAGTCTAATTCCTGCGCAAAGCTATCAATGATTATACGCCATGAACCTACGCTGCCATATATAGCCGTGTTGCTAATACTGTTTAGCGTTAGCGTTTGCGTCTTTGTTACTATCAGTTGTACTTCACTTTGCATCTTATGTCCAGTATTCGTTTGCGATTCTTACTCTCAAAGTTACGTTGTATAGTTTGCCATCACGCGTCGTCTTTTCGACAAAGCTTGTATCTTCCATCTTAACCGGAATAGCAATAGGCTTGCCCGCATCTTCAGTCAACCATGTAACCTGATTGCTTACCATGAGTGATCGTAAAAAAAGAAATTCTTCTTCTGTGATGTAATCGCTAGTGATAGATAGCACTTGCTGTGCTAGGTTGCGTCTTTCTTGCAAGCCCCTGTCATTTGCGCTGAATACACCTGTAGTGCCATTGAATAATACTTTGCGGTAAGTCTTGCGTTCAATCTCATCGGTAAACTCAGAACGCTTTGTAAAGTTGAAGTAGTCCCAACCACCACGGCTATTCACCCACCCTAGTCTTATCTTGTCGTTATGGCAATCTGTTTGCCCGTATTTGGCCGTATTGTAGAATTTATACGATATGCTCTTTTGTGTTGCACCACTAAATATGGTCACTTGATACCACCGCCAATTTGGGAATAGTGACGGCTTTACAGTCAAGCCTGTCCAGTCATTTAAGTTAGCAGGATAAACAGGTAGTGCTTCTATATCATAACCGTTAAGGTTAATGTCTTGCGTTGTGGGAACACCCGCGCTAGAAAAGATTGTAATGCGCATAAAGGCAACCGTGTTGTTGGTCAAAAAATCATTATTGCCTGGTATGCATAACAATCCATAGTCACTTTCATATGATGGAATCCATGCCCCTGTGGTTGAAGTTGGCCCCGTGCCACTACCCCATGAAGCCGCAAGATACCACGGGTGTGTATCTGTTTTGCGGTCACTCATTGCATAGCTTGTAGTGCTAGTTAATGATTGCTTTACCTTTTGCGTTCCTGTTTCTACATTTGGTTTATACCCATCAATTACTTGGAAGTAGCCGTTAATAATTAAAACAGGGTCACCTGCAATAATGCTAGGTATGTTGATGGTAAGCACGCCATCAACTATCCAGTTTTCAGATAGGCTAAATGAAACACTTAACTTGCTTTGGTCATCTTGCGTATCATCGGTTTCAAAGTGTTGATCTAATAACTCCTGATTGCGCAGGTCATCAACAAGCGGTTGCAAGTCAAAGTACAACTTATCATCCGGTGCAGCGGATAAATAAAAGCTATACAGCTTTGCACCAATAGTAACATCTACACCATAGCGAAAACCAACCTGCGCGGTATTGGTACTGGTTGCAATTATCATAAGCTTCTGCCCACGTAATGCCCATGCGTATGGTTGGTCGTTAATTGTTATTGCCATTATCTTTTATTTAAAAGTAACCTTTGTTCTATCCCTTTTATGTAGCCTTCCATCAACTTGTCTTTGTACTCATCCCATGTATCATCTATGGCTTCGCCGTAATAGTTGATGCCTTGTATACCATTCTTACCAATGCTTTGCGCAATGGCAAATGCTGCACTCTTTATGCGGCTCTCTGTAGTCTTTACAAATTGCCCCTGTCTATTGCGTAATTTGAAGCCACCTATCTTTAGTTTCTCACGTATCCACGATTCAATGTATTCAGAACGTGGCGCACGCGCTCCTGGTCTTCTACCAAACTCAATCACATCTGCATACTTGCCCGCTTCGTCATTACTTACCGTGAAGTCAATAGTGGGCTTGTTGTAACGTATATTGATTTTGTAGTATAG